TCTCGAATACTGTTATTATATCTGTTAATCTTGTTATTGCCATTTTTACAATGTTATATTATTTTTGTTATGTATCTTTTCTTGAACAGCAATTTCATAATCATTTTTAGCACTTTGCCAACTCAAGTAAGTTAATACTTTATATAGGTCAGTATTTTTAACACTATCTATATCGTTATGTCCTTCCATCTTAAATATTCCTTTCTCTGCCACCATATACAAACTATTCAACCAACCATATGGTTTTATGAATTTGTTGTAGAGTCCAACTGTAGAAACTCGGTTTTTGCCTCCTCCACCTCCTCTTCTGTTTTGCCCAAAAACATTTGGAAAGTCCTTGTTAATTTTACGCTTTGCATTGTCAAAAAAAAACTGAACTCCCAAACTATATCCATTGTGAGTTCTTTAAACTTATCAGATTTTTGGGGTATTTCATCATCATCATACTCTTCGCCTGCTTTCCTACATAGTATCGCCATCTGTTCTGGTAACACATCAAATCTCCCATGCTTCATTATCTGTATTGTACTCTCTAAGTGTGTTGATTCAATGTAATCACCAAATGTATTTCTTTTTAAAAATTCTTTTGGAAAAAAATAAGTTTCTCCCTCAAACTCAAACCTATCTATTCCTTGAGGCTTGTATTCTTGTAATAGTTCTCCTACTGTGCCTACTGCAGCGTTTACACTTTCCATATCTAGCATTTTCATATCGTTTGCATTTACACCTGTTAGATACATAAATATATCTCTGTTTAATTGTAGTGTTTGTACTTCAGTATGCTCTGCTTCTATTACATTACCCTCTTCATCTTTCTTGTTGTACTTATTGATGATTGAGTATAACCCACACCACCAGTTAAGTGTTATGTCTTTCCATTTTGTTGGAACTTCATAAGTTATGTCTTGAATTTTAATTTCTACCATAATAATATTATTAATTTTTTGTTAAATGTAAGATTTCTAATTCTTTTAGTATTTTCTTTTTCTCTTCTTTATCTATTAGTACATCTGCCAATTCACTTGTAGCATCTTCAGTTATTCTTGCTATATTTTCTATGCTTATTGTAATTGGAATAACATTTTTTTCATTTCTTAATGCAGTTAAAAAACCAACAGTTGTATAGAACATCATATTTGGAATTATAAATAAAAATTCAGAAATAACTTCAGTATCTTCATCTTTTAACATTCTGTCGTAAAAATTATTAGAATATAAATATACTGAATCCATTAAGTCCACAAAAGAGTGATATTTACCATAAGCACAGTTGTCAGTTGAAAAATACATAACTTTTTTTACTCTAACTATGTATTCCTGAATTATCCCTTTATGGATGTCATCTAAGTAATTTATTTCTTTGCCTTTCATTATTTTTTGATAATTTTTCAAAACAATGCAAAAATAGTAAAGGTACTGCTAAATATTTTCCTAATTTTTAGATAATCTAAAAAAATTAATTAAAAAATACCACTTTACCACCTCCACTCCAAATTTCTTTGTTTATAGCCATCACTAAACAGTCTACCATATCATCATGCTTTGCAGATGGAAACCTTGACAGTTGGTCAAGAAATTCTCTATTCCAATCTCCATTTAACAAACTAACTCTACCACTTTCTAATGAGGCACTTACATCTGCTACTCTTGCCACCTTATCTTTTGTTGGTGGCTTATCTTCTTTTACGTTTAAACCTGTTTCCCTAACTAATGTTTGCACAATAGATTTACCAGATGCTTTTGGTTCTACATATATTCTACTTCTATTTGTGTAACCATTTTTTTGTACCCACTGTGGTATAAACTTAATTAACTCTGGAAATTCTTTATGCACATTAACACAATCTACTATTTGCCACTTGTTGTCTTTATATGTATATGCTAATAATGCAGAGGGGTCGTTTTTTTGATTTGCAGTATATGCAGGGTCTATAACAAAGTTTACTATAGCATCTTCTACCCTATACCTATCTACCCTAAACCAACTTGAATGTATCATACCACTATCTATAGGTGTTGGTGTTTGTTGTAGTTGTCCAGCGTAGCCATAACTACCTAAAGCATTTTTGTAATCATCTAACACTTCTTTGCTAAATCTATCTTCCCAAAATAAACCATTTTCTTTATTGTAGAACTTCTCTAATGATTTTGGTTTTATATTGCCAGTATCATTTGTTGCTGGTATACATATGTGTTTATAGTTTAGTCTTGTATTTGCCCCCAACAAAAAACCAGTTAAATCTTCTTCGTGTACTCGCTGCATAATAATTATTCTAACTCCAATATGCGCTTGATTCAAACGAGAATAAAATGTAGTACGATACCACTCATTTGCATTATCTCTTTCAGTTGCAGAGTTAGCCATTTGTGGTGATAGTGGATCATCAACTATTAGGAAGTCACCACCCTGTCCTGTAACAGTACCACCAACAGATGTTGCTCTTCTCATTCCAATATAATTATTTTCGTATCTCTCTTTTAGGTTTTGGTCTTTCTTAATATGAAAAACATTTCCCCACCTTTGTTTAAACCAATCACTAAATATTATATCTCTGGATTTTGTTGCTAGTTCAATAGACAGTGTTGCAGAATATGATGAGGTTATGAATCTTAGTTTAGGAGATTTTATCCATGCCCATACTGGAAACATAACTGTTACTATCAAAGACTTTGTACTACGAAAGGGTACGTTAATAATTATGTCTTTTGTTTTTGGCTTTTGTTCTATTATTCTTTCGCACTCTGCTTGTAGTGTATCGCAAATATATTTATGATGCCAATTAGTAGATAGAGGTACTGCAGGTTCTACAACGTGCCAAGCCTTTTTAAAGAACTCATAGAAACTCATTTCACATAGTTTCTTATTAAGAGCAAACTTTAGTGCTTTTTTATTTGTCATAAATAATTATGATATTAAATTGTTTAATATTTTTTCTATTACGTTTACAGTTATAGTATTACCCATTTGTTTATATCTTTGAGTATCTGAAACTCCTTCTGTAAAATTATCAGGAAACCCCTGTAGTCTTTCACATTCTATTGGTGTTAATCTTCTTATTCTGCTTTTAATTTCTATTGCCTGTGTGTTTCCACTATCTAGGCAATATGTTGTGCCATCTTGTTTGCACAAGTGACCTGTTCCACCAGCGTTTTTATTTTTCTTTATAGATGGTCTGTTGGCACTTCTTTGTTGTAGATTATGTATTATTGGTGGCATACTTGATAAATCAGTGGTGCTATGTTTGCGGGCTGCCAAGCAAGGACTGATGTTGTTTTTTCTTATTCTTAATCCTTCATCATTTCTATAATCTGCTATCCATTCTTTATCAAAATCAGGTTTTATTTTTTTTATCCTATCTTCACTCAAATAATACTTACTACTTGTGTTGTCTTGTAGAATGTCTTTTAGTTTTAATTCTAATGGTATTTCTTTTGGGAATTTAAATTTGTTATCTTCATCATCTCTTATGCCCACTATAAAAATTCTATTTCTATTTTGTGGTATTCCAAAGTCTTTTGTGTTTAATACTTTGTAATGAATATGATAACCTAAGTTGTCTAATGGCATCATTGGTACTTGACCATTTACTGTTTTACCAAGACAATCAATTATAGTTTTAAATGTTTTTCCTTTGTCGTGGCTAACTAATCCTCTTACATTTTCTGCTATAAAGTATCGAGGTCTATGTTCTTTTAAATATCTTAAAGCATCATAAAACAAAGTACCTCTAGTATCTTCAAACCCTAATCTTTTACCAGCCACAGAAAACGCTTGACAAGGAAATCCAAACACCAGTAAATCAACATAAGATAATTCCTTCATATCTAAAGCAGTTATATCAGTGTAAAAGTTTTTAGGTTTAAAGTTTTTTAAATAAGTTTGTTTTGCATACTTGTCAATATCACAAGCAAATTCTATTTCAATTTCTAAAGGGTTGCCTTTATGTTCTTTACCAGCGTACATTAAATTTTCTAATGCCTTTTCTGGACTGCCTACCCCACTAAAGAATGTTCCTACTTTCATAATTGTTTAGTTTATTGTTAGTCTTCTAGTTCTGTGTAATCTATATCTTCTGCCTCTTCGAGTCCTCTTATTTGTTGTTTAATGTCATCAAGCGTTGTACCTTCACTTAACTTAATTTCTATTTGCGTATCTGAATCCCTCTTAATTTCTGTTGCAGATAATTTTGGTAAAGCATAGTTCATTAGTTTGGCTATAGCATCAATGTAACTACGAGGGTCTTCATCAAATAAAATATCAAGAGCCATTTTAATTTTTACTGGTTGTCCTTCTAATGCATAGGCTAATGACTTCCTAGTCATCTTAGCAACTCTTCTAACCTCTGTGTTCTTTGGCTCTAATGCTTTCCCTGTTTTATTATAATGCTCATCTATCTTTCCACTAGACCACGCTTTCTTCTTTAATGCCTCTCCACCTAACGCTTTGTTATCTTCTTTCATTTTGCTAATATATAAAATGTTTTGCTTTCCATTATACAATAATACAACAAATATATAAAATTGAACTACTAAGTTTTTAACTTGTTAATTGTTCTGTAATAAAATTATGCAAAACTTTAAAATTAAAACACTAACTTCGTACTCCTTTATAAAAATAGTTTATAAAAGTCGTACTCAAGTCCTATAGTAAACATCATTGCTCATATCGCAAAGCCTTACGCATACTTTTAAAATAGATGTTTAAATAAAACATAGTGTTTATAAAATTGAACTTTGGTTTTGTGTGTGTACGTGTGTTGGGTTAAAAGGTGTATGTATTTAAAATTACGGAAAAAACTTCCCCAAATAAAAAAATATTATTTCAGTTCAAACCAATGAAAAAAAACAGGATCACAACCATTCTACAAACTTAAACTAGTTTTAGTTTAGTTTTTATCTATTCTTTTTGTACTTTTTTATCTTTTTTTTGTATATATAAAGAAAAAAAAG